TTCTGGACAAGTAGGCACTGTCACTACTGTTGAACCGCAGGCTACGTTCAATCTCATAGCCACCTGCGGCGCTGCCGAGCAACAGAGCGTTAGCGCTTCCGGGAATCATCAGCTCAGGTTGGTAATCAGGGTGGCGGTGATCTTGGTGCTGCTCTGCACCGCATAGGCCAGGCAATCCACAGCGCTCGCCGTGGTGGTCAGTGTTGGCGCAGTACCACCAGTGAAGTCCCAGTAGCTGCTATAGCTCAAAACGCGAGAGCCCGAACCGTCCTGCGTGATCCAGATACAGCCCGACTGGCCTGCGGTCAGGTTGGTCGGATTGCCCAGCGTTCTGTTGCCTCCGAGCGTCACGCTGAAGTGATTGCTATCTGCAAAATTTATCGCAATCGTCGCTGCATCTGTAAGCGCCGTAACCTCTCCCCGCTGCCCAGCAGTCCAGGTCTGCGCTGTATCCAGGCCAGCGCCGTAGGGCAGAGTCGTGAGGACTCCCCCCTCAACCACGTAGATCTTGTTTTCGTCGGTGACGTAGCAGATCTCTCCTTCCTGCAGGTCCAGGATGCTGGCGTTGAGATTGCTGTACGTGCCTCGAGCAATCCGTACAGGAGTGCGTGTTGCGGGTGTAGGCATTAGTTGAAGTCTCCGCCGTTGATCGTGTTACTTGCTGAGACAATGCTAGAGCCGTTTGCGAAATTACCTCCGTCCACTACTGACACCGAGCTCGACGAAATCTGAATCGAGCCATTCCCGTTTGTGATAGTGATATTGCTCCCCGCTGTCAGCGCTGCCTTCGACAGGCCGCCCGTCGACGTATTACCGATTAGGAGCTGGCCATCTGTATACGAAGTCTGGCCCGTCCCCCCATCCGCAACTGCCAGTGTGCCAGTAATGCCAGAAGCGCCTAGGTCCACCGCCAGTTCGGTGGCCTCGATGACCAGGCCACCATTGGCCTTGAGGTCGACGCTGATTTGCTCGTTACCGCCAACGCTGCTAATGTCGATGCCGTCGCCGGCTGTGACTGGATTCTGAGTGGCCGCGATTGATATTGATCCATTGCCGGGCGTAATGGTGATATTGCTACCTGCCGTCAGGGAGGCTTTACTAAGGCCGCCTGTCGCGGAGTTACCAATAAGCAGTTGACCATCGGTGTAGGACGTCTGTCCGGTACCGCCGTCGCTCGGGGCAAGCGTCCCCGTAATGCTCCCGGCACCTAGGTCTACGGCTAGCTCAGTGCTCTCAATCACAAGGCCGCCGCCGGTCTTGAGATCGACGCTGACCACGTTGGCTGCGACGTCGATCCCGTCCCCTGCGATTACAGCATTGCCGCTGGCGAAGACATTAACGAAGGCCGTCCCATCGAACGCCTTAAGCGTACTGTTCGTCGTATCAAGCCATAGGTCGCCTTCCACGGCATTGGCGGGCTCCGTGGCAGAGCGCACCACATTTGCGGAATGGATGATCCGATCGAGATCCGGCAGCTCCTGCGGATACCCGTTAACTAAGACCAGTGGATACCGTTGCATCAGTTCAAGAACAATGGTGTCTGAGGCTGGACATCAATCTCAGTCGGCGACAGCGCTTGACCGACCATCGTCAGATACACACCGCCGCCTACGGGCGCCGTGGAGCCGTATCCGCCGCTTAGACCCAGAAAGTAATCGGCTCCGGTACTGAGCCCCGTCAGCCCCGACACTTTGCCTCGGCAAACAACGACAACCGACCCCGATGCTGCTGCAGCTTCTCGAGCTATTCCTAAAACATTGGCCTCCGCGCGCGTCCCGGTGTTCGAGGCCTTGTACACCAGGCCATCGACACCCATATACACCGCATCCCCAGGCTGCAGCGTCTCGCCTGCGGTCACTGGCAAGAACGCGGCTACCCCCGCCGAACCTCCCGTGCTGATTGCGCTTCTCAAGTCCAGCAACGCCTGGATTACCCCAGCGGTATTGCTCGGATATGCCACGACAGCTCCTCCTGCTGCGACGATGCAAGCGGTGATAGCAGCAATAATGCCGGCCGTATTCTCCGCAAATCGCTCCTGGTACAACGGAGCGACTGATGGATTTAGAGGCTCTGTTGTCACGTTAATACCCTTGCCCCAAGTGAATTCTAAGTTCCCGCTTAGGGAACAATGACAGGCGCCCCGGCGGTGCCCGCTTCGACGCGTTCAATAAATGGATAGGAGGTTGCGCCTACGGTGACTGCCGATTCAAATTGGCCACTTGACGCGTTAAATATCCGAATCTGCTGAGACCCTCGCCGTAGCCACCAGTCGTTTTGCCTGCACCAAATCGCGAGCGGTTCTTCCCCGTCGTTCCAGAGCAGTGGACGGGGGTCCGGGCGAATGGCGTCTCGGACGTCAGAGCCCGGAAATAGCTCCAGCCCGACCACCTCGGCCAGTGACATCGCATAACGGTCGTAGTTCATCTGCCGCAACGCGAAGTATTCACCGGCGATCCGAGCGCTGTAGCGTCCTTCCGACGCCCCGGCCAGCTCGAGGATGTCTCGTTCTTCCTGCGTTGGATAGTCCGACGGCTCGTACCACGGAATACCGCATTGCCAGCGCAGGGCATGCATGTGCTTGCACTCACGGCGCTGATCAATCCGGAATGGCAGTGTCCTCCATTGGCGGTAGTACCCCGCGCCCTGTCTCTCCCATGGCGCCCGCACCGTGCGGTTTGCATTCGGCAGCGGGAACTCGCGCATCGCGGCGGTCCCACCCGCCTCTTCCGGGTACTCCAGGTTGGCAAGCGCTCCGCCTAGGTGATCCGGGCAGCAGCAGAACATCTTGAATGAGGAGCACAAGTGTCGACCACTCGCCGTGTTCCAACTCAACGGAGCGCTTGGGTCGTACCCCAGAGCCTGCCAGTACACCCTCCCATTGCGCTCAATACGCCCTTGCGGCTTGGATAGATCAAAGACCAATGTCATTGATCCGGGATTTGCCGCGATCAGTGTCAGAGCAATGCTCCCGACAGGGCGAGGAATCAAGTCATCCGGATAACTCGGGCCGGAAGCACTGTCCTCGAACTGGTCTCCGATGAACACCGAGAAGATCCCGACCTGAGCAGGCGTCAGGACACCTGTCACGTCATACGTCAACGTGTGGTTATTCGGATCGGGATCCGATGTATTCAGCGATATCGCAGCAGCAGCAAGCGGTTGCGGAAACATAATGCTCCCGCGGGTCCTCATCGCCGCATACCAAGCTCTCTCCGGACTGGTGCCGCTAGGGAAGACCGTGACAATGTCCTTCGATGTGCCGTCAACAGCCCCGGTAACGAACCTGGCCAGGCTGTAAATCTGATAATCCGCCCAGCTTCGCCCGTTACCGAAGTAGTACTCCTGCCCCAGTTTCCAGCGTCTGTAATCAGACTCTCGGTTGTATGCCTCGATCACGGACGGGAACGTGACCGAGCCGTATTCACCCAGTCCGTTGCCTTTCGACGGATAGACGCCGTTCGCCGTCTTGCGCATTGGCTTGGACACGGGGCTCAATCCGAAGCCCTGATCCATTCGCGCGCCCAGGCGTTTAGGCATTACCCGCCAAATCGCCGTGAGTAGTAGTTAGAGGCGGGGCCGCCGCCGCCGCTCAACCTGCTGGAGCCGCCGTTACCGGAATCTTCCGACGCGTAGCTTCCAGCGATCATCGAACCACTGCCGCCTCCGCGCCCAGCTCTGCCGCTTTGGTAGGAGGAGCCCCCAGATGCGAGACCGTAGCTGCTGAACACACTGCTCCCGCGCCCGGAACCGCCACTACGGAGCGTTTGCAGTTCGTACTCGTTAGAACCGCCGCCTGATCCACCCATGGCGAGCAGCTCGTCAAGCTGCTTCTGGTAGCCAGACAATGTCTCCTCTAACTGCTTCTTGTAACTCTCGTCGACATCGCTACCTTTGTTTTGGTATTCAGCTAGCCGACTATTGAAGTCTGACTCTAGCTGGCTGTATCGCGTATTGAATTCCTCCGACATCCGACTATTCGCGTCCTGGAGACCGCCGATCGTCCCCTCCAGATCTCCGATCGTGTCCTCGTAGCCCGAGACTGCATCGTCTAGGCGTCCCTGCCAGTCTTCGTCCAAGCCATCAAAACGACTTGTCAGGTCATCGAAAGACGTCTTCAGTCCTCCGAGCTCTGTATCTTTACCGCTCAGTGAATCGTTCAAGGTCTTGATCTGATCCTTGAGCTTATTGATCCTGTCTTTCTGCTTGTCGTTATTGTTATTGCCGTTGCCACCTGTCTTGCTGGCAGTATTCTTCTTGCCCCCAGTCAACACGGATTCATTGTTGGTCTTGCTCGTACCCGCATTCTTCCCACTGCCCTTGATCTGATCCTTGACCTGTGTGGCCATTTGATCAGCCTTTTTCTGCGCCGCGGGGGTCTTGCCTGGCTGATTGCCGGATCCGCTGCCCTTCGTTTCCGTGTATTGAGCGGCCCTAGCTACGGCATTTGCGGCAGCCTTGCTCCCTGCCGATTGCCCCTTAGTCGGGGTGGAATTTACTTTCTGCGGCGATACGCTTGCGACTGGGCGCGTCGCGGTGGCTGCCGTTGGGTTCTTGGCAGGTGCCGCACTCTTATTGGCAGCCTTCGCCGGAGCCTGGTTAGGCCTCGGAGCTGGAGCTGGGTTGGGCCGCGGGGCTGGGGCGGGATTAGGCCTCGGAGCCGGAGCTGGGGCGGGATTAGGTCTCGGAGCCGGAGCTGGATTCGGCCTGGGAGCCGGAGCCGGAGCAGGACGCGGCGCAGGCGCAGGCGCAGGAGCCGGTGCCGATTTGCCGCCGCCGCCTTTTTTCGCCATGACTAGAAGAAGCCGCCCTGAGCGAACACGTGGACACGGGTCGACGCGCTAGGCGCCGTCAGCACGGTGTTCACTCCGACATAGATCAGCGCACCGGAGGGCACATATAGACCTGTGTTTTTCTTGTCGGTTTCCGATGCGAAGGTCGTCGTGGTCGCCGCAGGCCCCGCCAGGTTGGGTACCGGGACACACAGCGGCGGAAGCGAGATATTGGTGCGCTGACCTGCTGAGCTCGAGGCAATTGCCGCGCTGGCAACGCAGGCCGTGTTGCTCGTATTGATCCCGTTAGCAGATGTTGCCACGCTCAGGAACACCAACACCGTTGACGCTGTGGTGCTGGCCTCGTTGGCGACAATCGAGATGCTGTCAATGATGCCGCCATCATTGGACGAACAGTCCACCAGTAGCACGCAACCACCACCGCTGACGGTATTGAAGTTGGTTGCCGTGCCGAGGCAGGCCGTGCCGCCAATCGTTGCGAATGAATGCAACGGCCGGTCGACCAGCAGTGGCATCTTATTGCTGGACGTCGTTGCCACTTACGGCCTCTCTAGTCTTCTCAGATTGTATCCAGAAATAGACTGTGGCGTTCTTAACGCAAGATGCTTCAGTTCATTGGTTCATTGCGGCGGGGGGCGCCGCCTACTCCAAACCGAGTACCCCGCGCCTTACGCGGGCCTTGAATCGGACCATCGCCCGGAGCACTGCCCCAGCCGATATGGCTTTGCACCTCCGCATCGTCCGTCGCACCGCCCCCTTCAGCGAAGGCGCCCCACTGGTCAGGCCGGGTGAACTGTGGCGCCTCCTCGGTCGCATAGCGTTCACCATCGCCATAGGGATTGCGACTATGAACGACATTGCCTTCCGAGATAAACGACTTTGCGTTCTGCGGATTATTTGGCACCGTGCCGCGAGCGTCCGCAAAGAACTGCTTGGCCTCCTTGTGACCCTCCTTGTTGAGGTACCACTCGTTAAAGCGTGTGCTCCGCTTGGGCCCTTGCCGATACTTCCGATCGGCAAGCCCCTCGCCACCTGGCTGCTTTTCTTTGCGGCGCTTCATGATGACTCCTTAGAAAAGGCCTTGACCTTGATAGCCGCCCACAGTCGGGAGTCCCGCTAGTTCGTTGCGGTTGCGCCAGATTTTTGCGTTCACCAGCTTCGTGAACTCATCCGCTCCTTCCGGCATGTTGAATTCACCAACAGCCCCTGCGGGGAGCTGGTAGCCCGTGGTCGCAGCGCTCTGGGGCTGCATGTTGAACGCGCCTTCGCCTGCGCCAGTGCTCTTGGCTTGAGGCACGATTGCCTGCAGTTCGGCCATCTTGCCTCGATTCACCCCGGCAACCATCCCCGGCTCGTTCCCGACGGTGACACCAGGAGCCACAGGCGCGCCGTCGTAAAGGGCGTACTTGGCATTCATCAACGCCTGCTCGCCCACTGTCGGCTTCACCTGATCAACCGTTGGGGCAGAGGGCACCCCGCCGCCCATGGTTGGCTGACCAGCGGGGAACTTCTTCATGTACTCGCGCAGGGCCATGCCCTTGTTCGCCCGCGCCCACTCAGCCATGGCGCCGGTGTAACCCATGCCCTGGATGATCTCGTCGATCGAGCCTTCGCCAAGGGCCCGCTGCGCGGCGTAGTAGCCAGCCAGGTTGTCGCCCTTGTATTTGTCCTGCAGGGCGAGATCTTTCATCGCCTTGCCCTGCTCGGTATTCCAGTACTCCTTGGAGGCGTACTGCTGCATCATGCGGCGCTGCTCGGACTCCCGGGCACGCGCAGCAGGATCTCCGTAAGAGTCAGGACGCCGCAGACCAGGGGCGACAGGCGGCGGCGCCTGATCTTTGGATGGGTCGATGGTCGGCGGGGCGGAACCCTCCCCCATCTGCGCTTTCCAGATGGCGTTTTGCTTTTCGCCTACGCTGATCGCCAGGTCAGCCTCGGCCTTGAGCCTGGCCTGCTTCGCCAGCTCTTTATCCATCCAGCCCCCGTAGCCAGGGATCCAGCCCAAGTACTGTTTACCGAGCTGCGCTTGCTGGGCAAGTGCGGACGCGTTCTGACTCAGAATTCTCTGACGCGCTAATTCTGCCTCGGTCTCTCGCCTGCTGGTGCGTGTCCGTGAAGCCGCTAGCGCGTCATTGTAATTCTTGTGCGCCTTCCCCTGATCATCGACGTATCGACCGTCCGGCAGTTTGTAGCCCATTGTCTACCTCCAGCTGATTGAGCCTGTTGCCTGGGCGATGCGCGTGCCCACGGCGGTGTCTGCTGGCCCCGGGATGGCCATGATGAATTCAGCGCCGGCACGCTCAAAGGCGTAACGGCGAACCTCGTCGCGGCGATAGTTCGCCACATACAAGGTCTCAGCCAGGCGATCAACCTCCCGCAGGTAGACCTCCCGGTAGTCGCGATCAGCCTTCAGCGGATCAGACGAATAGATCGCACGATCCGTATCGCCTGTAATTCGCTCGATCCGGCTGGGCTGGGGCTGATCTTCAACACGGAAGATCTGCGAGACCTTGTACGCCTTGTCACAGCGATCAAGGTGCTCGAGTACCCGCGCGTAGAAGTAGCTATCAGGCACCCGCGCCATAGCCTCCTCCAATCTGGCGACATCGCCAGCGGGGAGGTTGGCACCTACGTTGTAGCCCAGGTGAAACCTGCAGCGACTTTTGTCGTAGTTGTTAAGTTCCAGGGAACCTCAACGCGACCTGGGCCTCATTCTAAGAAGCTCAGCCGATGTAGATCAGATCTTCTGCAATCACCTCGTCCCAATCCACGCGACCGATCTTGCGCAGTTGCTCGAGATTCTTGAATCGCTCGCCGGGCAGAGACAGGCGCAGCTCGACAATCTTCTTGGCGGTTGCGTAGCCAATACCCTTGACGTGCTTGGCGATGCCTTCGGCAGTGGCCACGTTGAGGTTCAAACGGGTATCCGCAGGAATCGCGGATTCGGGCAGCTTGTCCTCATCCTCCTTGGGTTCTGCACTTTGGGGCTCGATCGACACGCCAGTGCGACCCTTGCCGGGTTCGTACGAGACAAGATCAGCCAGGGCCACATAGCTCACAGAGCCAGTGCTGTTCTTGACCATCGCCCACTCCTTGTCGTGGTGGCCGATGAATTCAACGATCTGACCGTTCTTAGTGTTCTGGTACAGCGCCATAAGACACAAAAAAGAGGGCGCCTGACTTTGCAGACGCCCTCATTGTAGGGATAAACAACCGATCAGGACTCTGTGATGAACGGCAGGTAAGTGCTGTTCACGTCGGGCACCACATCTTCGATGTAGTAGCAGACTTCAACCACGATCGGAGTACCGCCAGTGGCGGTGGAGGTCAGGGTGGAGCCAGCGGCGGTGCCGGTGCTGTCGGTGACGAACACCTTCAGAGTCTCGGCGCCGGTCAGAGCCACGGGAGTGATCAGACCTTTGCTGTTAGCGACGGGAGCCACGGTGCCACCGGAGACAGCCACAGCCGAAGAGGTCGTGGAGACTGCGGTAGCGGTGATGGTGTCGTCGTTCGCCAGGGCGTCGGCCACCTTCAGGCGGTTGGTGTTGGTACCAACTAGGCCAGAGAAGGCGGTGCCCACGCCACGGTCCTTGCGCAGATCGGGCACGCGGATGCCAACGCGGTAGATGTTGGCGCCAGCGGGCACGGTCAGACCGGTGATGTTCGGACGAGGCTTGTCGTCCTGACGCAGGTCGGGGCTAGGGATGGTGATATCGAAGCTGGTACCACCAGTTGCACCCACCAGTGCGTAGCCGATCACCTGGTAGTAGGTGCGGCCGGGGAGAGCTACAACAGGCTGACCCTGGTAGCTGCTCAGTTCGGTAACCCAGTTACCGGGGTAGATCTTCTTCGCCATTGTTCGTTACCTCCTATCAGTACACGAAGCTGTAGGCGACGGTGATGAAGTCCTTGTTCAGGATCTCAAAACCGGCGAAGAGCGACCAGATCATGATAATGAAACGACTGAAATCGTCGTTGTTATTCAACAGGATCTGAGCGTTATTACCACCGATACCCACGCCCACGGCTTGAGGGCCGAAGAACAGCATGGGGGCGGCAGTGGTCACGGCAGAGGTGATCGACGCATCAGCGATGGTCACCTGCAGAGACTTCTCGGGGAGGTTGGTCGACTCGAACCAGCGGACACCCTCAAAGAGGAAGCCGGTAGGCATCACGGGCTGACCAGCCACGAAGCCTGCCTGGCCGTAAGCGGGGCCCATGCCATAGAAGAAGTTGGCGTTGGGAGCCTGCTCAGGCTGCAGGGGGTTGACCATACCGTTACCCGCGTAACGAGCGATCTCACGGAACGCGTCGTTCTGGCGCAGGTGCATCATTGCGGTGGGATCCGCGATGCAACGGTAGTAGCCATCGGCGAAGGTCGGGACATTGCGCTTGCGCATGTCCTTGACCACAGCCAGGAGGTCGGTCTTGACGTCGAACTTCGCAGACTGACCGGCGCTGTAGCTCAGATAAGGAGCAGCAGAACCTTTGGTCTTGTTCAGGGGGTAGTAGTAACCACCCTGAGTGCTGTCGGCCTTGCCATTGGCTTCGGCTTTGAACAGCTCGTCAGCGAAGACGCGGTCGCGCCAACGGCGATAGTCGTCCAGCAGAGTCAGCGAACCGATGCTCTGGTGGAACACATTCAGGTTGCCGGTGTCCAGCAGCAGGCGCTGGGCAGTCAGCAGGGTCTCACGAGCCACCTTGAAGGTGGACGGAGCGGTGGGATCAAGGGGATCAGCAGGACCGGTGTACTCCTTGAGCGTCACCAGGACCTTGTCCTTGACGATATTGCGGCTAGATGCAGTGCCCAGAGTTTGATCGGCAGTGCGCTCGCGGGAATCCTTGTTGCCAGGATTGCCCCAGAAGCGGTAACGATCGAGCTGAACAGTCTGGCCCGGCTGCTTGGCGAAGTCATGCACGACGACGGGCTCAACCGCCATCTCGATGATGTAGCCAGGGTGGGGCCGATAAAGCTCTGCGCCTAGCAGCTTGGGAAAGTCATTATCGATCCACATGGGTCGACAGGCTCCTCAGCTGGTAGAAGAAACAGCACGCAGAACGCGCGCTTGCTCTTACTATAAAGTCGATTTGTAGGGTGAAAAAATTTGGACGCGGCGGATGTCCGAGGCCTCCTGGGTCTCCTCCTCCCTGACGGCAGCCTTGTCCCATATCGCAGTCCTGCAGGGGGTTACATCCAACTGACGCTGACTGCCGGGGTCTCTGAGTCCGCCTTTCTCGAGGACAAGGTCGCCGAATTTCGGCAATTCATCTCGACTTCGGCAGAAATTATTCCCTATAAGACACGCCCCCGCGCCAACGGCAAGACGACCGAGGTGCTGCGCTTCCGGGTCTCGACCAACAAGCTGCGCCCTGTTTACAACCTGCTCTACCCGGGCGGCGAACGGCAGATTACTCAGAACGCTCTGGATCTCCTTGGCGCCAAAGCTGCCGCGTGGTGCTGGGCCGAAGGAGCTCGGCTGAACCGTGATGGATCTTCGTGCCTAGCCCGCGTCGGTAACTCCGTCGATGAAGGTCACATGGTGTCGTCGTGGATTGAAGTCCTCACCGGCGCACGCTCCGAGATCGAGGGAGAACTGATCAAGCCAAGGCTTCGCTTTGACGCCGAACAGACCCGCAAGATCCGGGAGTCCTTGGCTTCCTACGCACCGCCCAGTCGTCAACACCTTTTCACCGGAGAGCAGTGGGATGTCCACTCAATTCGTAGCGCGCGTACTGAGCTACAGCATCGGCAAGGGGAAAATCGCTCTCAAGGGGAGCCGCAAGAGGCCCTGGCTGGAACTCAAGCGACCCGAGACTGAGCGCGCGTATCTCGGTTCTCAGGTCTACCAGTTACGCAAACTCCATCCCGGGGAGCTCGAGATCTTCTGGGACCGAGTGCCAACCGAGGGTTTCTACGACCTCGATCGAGCCAGGATTCAAAGCGATGAACTCTGGCGCGCCTACGAACTCCTCTATCCCCGTGACAAATTCACGCTGTCACCGACCGTGCTCGAGCTCGCGGGGCTGCAGGGCGCCTGCGCGCTCTGGCTTGATCATGGCTCCTGGTATGGCCGAGCAGGGGAGATCGCAGGTGGGTACAGCCCTCACGAGAAGAAGCTCATCGGTGAGTGGTTGACCTCTTTGGGTTTCGAGGCTGCGAACAAGCGCGTTGACAGCCGATGCCGCCTTTACATCTCCCCTGATTCGATGCGCAAATTCATCCCGGCGATCCGCCCGCTCGTACACGCATCGATGCGTAGCAAGCTTCAACGTAAAAGGACCTAGGCTGAATTCTGCCCCGAAGCAGAACTACGTCAGGGGCCTCCAGGAGCTCGAGTTTTTGTAGTTTCCTCGAGCTGGTGAGTGATCCGCCGTGCTCTTGATCACAGTGCGGCGGCGCCTGGAAATGATCTTCTTAGGATATTTAAGATCCTGCGGATCACCGATGGCGATTCCAGAGAACCCTCCCAATACACCCGAGCAGAACAACCCAAGCGAGCCGCGTCGCTTGGGCTCTGATTACTGCCTCGCTTCGGGACTTCGGCGCAAATTCCTTGACTTCTGCGACGAGAATCCGGGCGCAGAAGAGTGCCGCGTCTACGACCTCTAAGGCTCAGGACTCCTTGAATCAATCTCTTAGACTGCATCAATCGCGATAACCCGGCCCGATGGCGGTCTTTAATAAGCTGAACGGCTTTGTTGAACACCTCAGTCTGGGTGTTCACAATCTCTCGACCAATCAGCTGGTGCTCGCGCTCAGCAACGTCAATCCGACTGCAGAGGCGACCCCTCCCACTGGAGCGACAGCCAACTGCGTGCTGGCCAACGTCACCCAGGTCTCCTATGCCAACCTGAGTAGCCGCAACATCACTACCACCAGCTCTGCACAGGCCTCCGGTACCTACAAGCTGGTTCTCGCGGATCTGACGCTGAACGCGACAGGGACAGTCGGACCGTTCCGCTACATCTACGTCTTCAACGACACGCCCACCTCGCCAGCTGATCCGCTCATCGGCTACTACGACTACGGCGCGTCGCTGACCCTCTCTAACGGCGAAAGCCTGACCATTGACTTCGACCAGGTGAATGGCGCTCTGACCCTGGCCTGATCCCCTCGCCAGGATGAAGAATGCCGACGCTTGTTGCTAATCGCCAGAGATATCAAGCCGAAGGCTCGGCGGCGGTCCTCACTTTTACACGCCCCTTCTATGCAGACACCGGCGTATTCACTGCCAGTGGCGGCAGCACGCAGTACCCGCGCGGCTACTACCAGGCTCCTGTAACAGCGGCCTATGCCGTTCTTGGGCCAGAGGCTTACCCCAAGGCCAGTCTTCGCTTCTCTCTCTCGAGCGGTAGTTTCTCTCTCGCGCCTGCGGCCGCCAGCTTCGTCAGGGGTTACATCCTCTATTGCGATGAGGGCTCCTTCCTCGCGACGGGCGCAAGCAATTCGATCTTTCTGTACGCCCGGATTATCGCCCCGATTGCGGCGTACGAGGCCGACGGACCGGTCACCGCGCTGCAGCGGGCGCTCATTTTTGACGTCTCTACAGCCGCCTTTACTTGCAGCCCCCAGGGCAGCGGCTTCCAGTTCCAACCGCCGGCACCCGCTTCCGGACAGCGACGCGACAAGCCGCTCAATCCCTACGGAGGTAGCGACGACACAGGCGGCTCCTTCATCCGCCCCCAGTACGTCAAGTACAACTCTGCTCTCAAAGCCAAGAACTTCGGCCTCATCAGCAACCTGTTCTCAATCGCCGAGGGCGAACTTGGTAGCCAGGCTGGATCCAATACCGCTTTCTTTGTCGTCGAAACCGACGGCCCTGCGCAGCTCTTCATTCAGAACAACACCACATCACCCTTCACCAAGAACTACCTATCAGTTGGCGTCCTTGACGCCGATCGCAAGCCACTACCGCTGAACCCGGACGGCTTCGCTTATCGCAATGACAACCACGCTACCGAGGCAAACGAAGCGGCAGAGTCACTCCCCGCTGGCGTGTACTACTTCACGATCTCCTGCAATCAGTGGCAAGCGATTCCCTTTCAGGTCACCATGCAGGTCATCCGGTTTAAGCCGCTCATCGGCGCTGCCGGAGGCACATTCGCACCGTATGGTCGATTTGCTATCGCCAAGCTGTACAGCGCTGCAACCCTGACGGGTCCCATGTCGGGAACGATCCCGCCCGACTCTAAGATCGATCGCCTTTCTGGCGCAGCTGCCATCGCCGCGATACCTGTACTGTCGCTTGCGATCATGCGCGGCGCTGCAGTTGGAACAATGGTTCCGTATGGCAGGCTCAAGCAGACCCATCGCATCTCAGGTGCTGCGATTGGCAGCGGAAGCAGTATCGCCACCCTGAGCTCCATACCCCCATATGGCGGCGGCTATTAGAACTAGCCGGCTTCAAGAACTTGCCAGAATGGTTCAGTAGAGAAGTAAGTCCATGGCGTTCTCGCAGTATTTTGCAACCCAGGTATTGAACTGGGTCAAGGGATCTACGTTTCCTACTGCGCTATCGAATGTCTACGTGTCCTTGCACACCGGTGATCCCGGCTCGGCTGGCACATCGAATGATGTAACCGGCACGATCAAGGGCAGTGCAACTCGGACTACTGTCTCGAGCGCAGCTTTCACTGCCGTCGCATCTGCATCAGGCGGCGGCTTTGAAATCACCAACACTGGCGTGGTTCAAATCACTACCAGTGCTGTGAATACAACAACCCAGACCGTCACTCACTTCGGTATCTGGGATGCCGCCACCGGTGGCAACTTCCTCGCCTCTGGTGCACTGACAACCTCCGTTGGTGTCGAGCTTGGTGACACCGTTCAATTCAACATCGGCGCTATGGCCGTGCGTGTGATCTGATGGCCAAGGTCAAGAAGAGCCCAACCGGCGCAATCCACAAGGATCCGGTTGAGAAGATCACTCGCCAAGGGAATGGTCGACGCAGCCGCGCCAGTCACGGCCGCAAGCTGCGTCGGGGGCAAGGGAAGGGCTGACGACTATCGTCCGTCAGGGCATTCCTACAGCGGCTCCCATCTGGCCTGGGGTCAGGCCTAATGCGGCACCCGCTGGACGCTTCTGGCCGAACAGATCCAGCCCGATTGAATACTCGTCAGGGTTTTGCTGGATCATCTGTTTGGCAGCGTCCGAGTTGCGCTTGGTGAACCCGATAAACGCACTCGGCCCTGACTCGCCTCCGTACCCGCCGCGAATCGTCAACATGTTTCCGTTGGCGGCGTCACCCAACGGGAAAGTTGCTTCGCCCTGTAACTCTCCGGTTTGCAGGTTGTAACCAGCCTGTACGTCCGTTCCGTACTTATTGCGATACATCGCCGTCGGCGCAAACGGAACCGCCTGGGGCTGGATCGACGCGCCAGGCATCGTGATTGGATCAAAGAAGCCTGGTTGAGGTGCCACGACCCGCGATTAAAAATACATCCTAGAAAGTGTCAGTAATTCCAAACAGTAAATGGCTTCACGCCCGCTCGTGCGTGGAAGCAGCCACCATTTCTGGTGTCGATGTGAATAAAGCCTTTGGGGCGCCCATCGCCATACCCGCCACTCCAGCGTTGAATCAGCCAGCGGTGGAAGTTCTCGAGTGATTCACCGATCGGATAAATATCGAGCGCCATGCCCTTTGTATGGTACGAACCAGGGACGCCACCAACTTGTCGATTGATTGGCTCGGGCCTGTAACCGCTAGTCACACCCAATGGGCCGTCCCAGCCCTTGCGGATCGCGTCGAACTCCTTGCAGATCTTGATGATCTCTTTCTCTTCCTGGCTCCCCGCCTTTGGCTTACGCCTCGCGTCGTACTGAAGCACTTCGCCAACGGTGATATATTCGCCAACCCGCGCACCGAAATCTCCCCAGTTGATGGCGGTTGTTGGCGCTAAGCCAGGCTTGGCTGTCTCCTCTCGCCAGTGAGGTAGAAAGAGCACCCACTTTTCCGTACCTCCATTCAAGGTGACCCAGGCATGGGAGTCAGCCGGGATCTCTTCCACTCGACTGATTGCAAGTGATTCGCCTTCCGCAAAGCTTCTCTTCCCGAGATCGGACAAATACCGGCTCTCGATTGTGGCCTTCTTTAAGTAAGTCTGCTGCGTAGCAATGAATTTCATGATCCCATCCGATTCAGCAGTCCACAATTTTGCTTCCGCCTTACGACGGTTGACCAGCCCTGGCAGCACCCTGCCGCCTGCCTTGACATACAGCTCGAGCGCATTGCTCATCTGCTGATAGATCTCAGGCCTCGCTGCTCCTTCGCGCAATACACGGCTAATCGTCTCGAAGCCCGGAGCGCCGTAGAACGAAGCGCCGAGGTTCCAAGCAAAACTCAGCAGCGCCGCTTGCCGGTTCGGCCCGAGCTCATTCCAGCGCGGGATTACTTCCAGCTTCGGCAGAAACTCTTTCTCCAGCATCACCTGCAGGTAGGACCTGCAGACGTCGCCCTTGCAGACATCGCCCATCCTGACCGGTGTTCCGTTTGGATACCGAGTCAATCCAGCGCAGATTGTCGGGATCCCTACTGGATCGAGGTAGGCCTCGAGCTCAATCCCCTCAAACCGCTCGATCTCTCGAACGGCTATTGCCATCGTTTCAGGATGGATCGCCATAGATGTCCGCGAATCTCTTGGTCACGTGCGGAGCCGGCTCGCGCCCCTGCGCAATATCTGTTGCCACCTGCTCGGCCGCATTGTCGCTGTAGCCCTTCGACTTCAATAGCGCATACGTCTGGAAGAATGCATCCAGCGCATCATCTGCAGGTGCTGTGCCATTGACAGCAAAACGCCCTGCCAGCGCCGAGAAAATCTCATCGCTACCGGCAAGGCGCATCAAGGTATTTGCAGATGACTACATCGTAGTCAGCAAATCAGCGATAGATCAGACCCATCAGATCCTCAGGGCTCATGCCTGATTGCTGCATGGTTTGCGCCAAGGCCATCTTGTTCTGGCCGAGTCCGGCCATCTTCGATACCTCAGCTGCGGTGTACATCGCCAAGGCGTTTGCCTTCGCTTCAGCAGTGCTTTGATCCATCTCGGCTGCACGAGCACTGTCCTGGATCCCGGCCATCAATTGACGGGGCTCCTCTTCAGCTCGAAGTGCATCCTTGGAGCGCTGCACCTGCAGTGCCACAGGGACCTGCAAAGTTGCAGATGAGTTAGGTGCCGCATTCAACGCCATCGCGTCGATGTTGGCATGACGAGGCAGCATCATGATGAAAAGCCCCGCCGTAGCGGGGCGCGAATGAATCAGGCTTCCGAGATCAGCAGCTTGCTGCGCAGCGCCTCAGGGGAGGCCTGGCTCAGCATCTGCCACGCAGCGGCGGGATTGCGCTCGCTAATGGCGGAGAACATGCCCCAGAAATCATCACCCTCGCTGGCCTGAACGCCAGGGGCGGGGATGTCCATCTGAGGGCGCTGGAACACAGGAGCGCTGCTGTAACGAGCCTCGTTTGCGTACACCTCGGCGGCCAAGCGATCCTCTGCCGTCTCGGTCGGATAGGGACCTTCGGGGCCGAAGAACTCGTTGACGTACTCGGCCAGCAGGTCGGGATCGGTCAGCATGGTGTGGTACGCCGCGTTGTCCTCTGCGGCGGAGTTGATCACCAGCTTTGCGGCTTCCAGCGATTCAGCCAGCTGCTCAACCTGGTGCATCACCTGGGCAGTTTGAGTTGCCTGGGCGAGAAGAGCATCCTCTACGACGCAGGCGTAGCGATTTAGAAGCGCAGGGGCCTCAAGACCAAAGTGCTCGAGAACCTCAAGACTTTCGTTGCTGACGCTTTCGAGATACCCGTCGCTCGCGCTCGCCGTTGCGGCGTTGTTCCAAGTCGGCGCCTGTTGATACGTCGCCTGGGAATAAGCCTGCGTTTGAGGGAGCGGCGAAATCGGCGTCCCCGAAACGGAAGGTGCTGCCTGGTAGCTGGCTGCTTGCTGCCAATAGGCTTCCGGGGAGGGAGCTGCCTGTTGGATCGGCGCCGAGTAGGGCACCTGCGATTGGGAGCTCCGCGTCGCGCTCAGGCTTTCGCTCAGCCGGTTGAACGCTTCCTGCCAGGGATTGGCCTGCGCCGCCGGAGCCTGCTGATAAGCCGGTTCCGCTTGTGGCGCCGTAGCTGTCGGGTACGAAGCTGGGGCGCTCTGGGCCGGCGCTGGCTGGTAAGCCACGGTCGACGCGGGTACGCTCGACGTCATCGAGGGCTGCGGGGTCACCGGAGCCTGTGTCATCACTGTACTGTCCTGCATAGGTCAGCTCACGTTTCAAGAAGTCCAGGGCTCGGTAGACGTAGGGCGTCAAATCGAGCTGAGGGTCCGCAAGCAGCGGTAGGTCAGGAGCTTGCGGGTGGGGTGTCTGTCGCATCGTTTGAATGAGCGACAGGAATGTGCCAATGCTTTGTTGCGTGGCTTGCGCCATCCGGAATGGATAGCCACTGAGCATTGCGCTGCGCTCTTCATCCGTTTTGTCGGGGAAGAGATACCTGAGAGCCTCGATGCTGTTGACACCGAGTTCCTGCAGGTTGCGCACAACAATGCTTGCATTCAGTATATCTTCTGCGGAATCCTCGAAGACTGGCCCCTGCCAACGCCACTCGATGCGTCGATCTCCGTCGGGGATCAAACCAACTACGCCGGGTGGTAGTTGCCGAGCTTGGACCGCCTCAGCGATACTCGCTTCCAGCTTCTGCTTGTATTCCGCAAGGGTTGCTTCGTAGGCCTGCATAGCCACACCGAAGTCTTCACGATTCTGGAATTCCTCCCGAATTGGAGCCTGGGGCTTTTCTATGCCCAGAGCCGCTGAGAAGGAATCACGGAAGATCTGCTCTTCGTGATAGATAATCAGGGCCAGCAGCTTGCACAAGCCGTAAGTCAGAAGGCCACGGCAGCGGCGCTTGGCTGTCGTAGCAGCTCGCCCGTAGAGAGACTTGATCTCATAGGCGGTTGCCCCGGTCGAAACACCGAGCTCGTCAACACCGCCAAGAGCTGTGCGAATCTCCTCGCGGTACTGGCGTGCATACAGATTCTGGTCGCCAGAGACGGCATCGGGCGTGACGTAGAGCAGGCGATCAGTCGGCTCGACATTGGCGATGATGCGCGGCACTTTCAGCCCGCCGCCACCGCCGCCGCCGTACGGCTGGCTGACCCGAGTGGATGGACGGTTGCCGGCATAGAAGCCGCCCTGGGAGCTAATTGTCGGGCGGGTCATTTCTTCGTCGCCCGATTCGACTAGGTCCTGCTTGGGACGGCTGGAAACGAGCGTCGGGTTTCCGAAGAAGTGGATATTCGTGCGGATGTTCTTGACCAGATCATCGTGCGTCACGATCTGATCAGCCAACCAGTCAAACTCACCCGTGGCATCCATGCCCGTTGAGCGCATCGTGTTGAATGCCTCAACCGCCGGAATAAAGCCCAAGCTGTTGATCAGCGTCCGGGTTTGCCCGGCCGACAGCATGCCTGCGCTGAATGCGGAATCAAACGACGGCTTTTCCGTACTGATCGTTTCTTTGATTTCGTCTCGCTTAATCCGCAGCTTGACGTAGCGGGTTGAACCACCATCGGCACCTGGCATTGAGAGCACACCAAGCCCGTCCCGCACGGTGAACGAGTAGATCAGCTCGACTTCCTCGAGTTGACCGCTCGCGTCGTAATACGCCCTGTAGTTCTCCTTGCTGAACCACATCAGCCGATAGGTATCCCTGATCGGCCTGAAATAAAACAATCCCTTGCCGTCGATCAGAAAATCATCGACGATCCCCTCGAGTCGACAGTCGATTTCGTTCTCGACGATCAGCTGATCGAGGAACTTCTTGCGAAAACCAAACGTGTCCTGAGACGGGTAGAACTCGACACCTTGACGCAGCATGAACATCTTCATCTGCGAGAGATGACTGTTCACGATCATCGTGTCGGTACCACTCGTACCGTCACGCTTGCGCGCGGCTTCCAGGATCCGACGGAAGCGCTCGTTCGTAGCCTGTCTCATTGGTCTATCTTAGTTCCACTCAACTTGAGCGCCACCACGGCGCATCAAGCCCTGGACAACGATATTGAGCGAATCGGCGCAGTCATCATGCGGTGCGTGCCCGAAGTTCACCACCTCATCGACCATGCCGCCGAAGTCGCGGTACTTGTTGAAAATGATTTTCTTGGCCTCGAACAGGCCGATAATTCCGCGCAGGCGAGCCAGCTTGTCGCCGCGGAAGCCCTTCACGGGACTGATGCTGATGTTGTAGAGCTGCCACTCGTTAAACAGGATTCGCTTGAGGTCGCCCTCGAAGCTCTTTTGATACGCCACGACCTCGGGCCAGATCGTCACCGGCGAGCCACTCGAGAAGTAATGCCCCTCCTCGTTTACCGCCAACAAGTTCCATTCCGCCAGCAGCTCGCAAAGCGCCTCGACTTTCTCGATGTTCCCCATCGAGCGCATGCGCCGGTAGTCAATCACGTAGATCTTGTCGTCTACCCGCCCTGCCAGCGTGAACACAGTCCAGTCGTTGCGCTCGCTCATTCCTGCTGACAGGTCGATGCCAACGCCGACTGTGTCGTAGGTATCAGGGACCTCTCCCTTAATGAACAGCTCGGGGGAGATGCCTAGCTCCGTCGATCGGACTGGCTGATTGAGGTACTGATACGAGAACGCCACCTTGTCGTCGCCCTGAAGTCGCAGCAGGTATTTGGTCGACCACATCTCCGGCCAATACGACTTAGGCCTGCCGTCGTCGTCGTACTGGATGGCTGACTGGGTGATGACCTTCCAGCCCTTCTGCTCCGTGAAGATCGTCGAAAATAGATCGTCGAAGTGGAAGCGGGTCCCCAGCGCGATCGTCCGACCGCCCTGGAAGATGGTCGGCACGATCACGTTGGTCCAGTTGCTTTCCATTTCCCGGCGGATGTCCGGGTTGGCGATTGACGCCGCACTCTTAATGGCGTCATCGACTACCACGAGGTTGGCACGCTTTGAGGTGATGGTGCCCTTGAGGCCAGCGCAGGCGATCGTGAACGCGTCTTCACCGCGCACGTCAATCCCTGCGAACTCCCAGTCCAGGCTCCACAGTTCGTCAGAGGTCCTTGTCTTGGAAAGCCTCACGGACGGAAAGATTTCCTGGTACTCCCGCGACAGAATCAAATTCTTGATAGCTGCGCTCTTGTTGCGCGCCACGTCCACGTTGTACGAGACGTACAGGATGCGCAGCAGCTTCTTGGCTTCTGCGTGACGGCCGATCAGCCACCCAAGCAGCATGCCAACCACCGTCGACTTCGCACTGCCACGCGGACTCAAGAGCACCGTGTTCGGCCCAGCAATATCCAAGAGGTGGTCGCTGCTTTGGCCCGTCAGGAATGCGCGGTGCCATTCCTTCATGTGCCGAGCAGGCTTCTTGCCCATCAGCTCACAGAAGTAGCTGAAGTTGTCCCGCGCCTTCAGCACATGAGGCGGGATCTCAACGACCTCAGGCTGCTTCTTGATTGACTGTGCAGCTAGTTGCGCACTACGCCGCCGCGCGAGCGCAATCGAGGCATTGCTCATGCCCCGAGTCTAGGTTGTTTCACCCTATTTCAGCGCTCGTCGGTGAGCATTGCCCACACCGATTCGTAGGCCAGCTCTAACGCGTTGGTCACATCATCATTCCCCTTGAAGATGGCACGCAGTTCCCGCATCACCTTGTCAGCCCCCGCCATCACTAGGCCTCGGCGATCTTGACTTTTGGTTAGGCGCTCGATCTCCATGACGTGCCCGCGCAGCTCCTTGGATAAATGCGCGATCCTCGTCGCTGCTGCGTCAGCTTTTATCAGATCGGCTTGCACCTGTTGGCGCAGAAAGTCAATGTCCGACTCCAGCTTGACGATTTCCGCAAGCATGATTTCGCGACGGTTCAGCTTGGGATACGCCTTGTTGACCCAAGCCTCGAGGTCCGTAAATGGACCGCTGTAGCCCAGCACCGAGGCGTAGAGCCAGATCTCATAAATCGAGTACGTCTTCTCCGCGTAGGCCAGGAAGCTCTCGCGCCTTCCGCCGTCCAGGGCGACAAGGAACTGCTCGACTTCCCTGGGGGCTTGATGCATTGACGAACCAGTACCGCGATCAGCCAAAGAAGCGCGAGCCCGTGGAACGGATAGCGCCCCGCGCATCACTGCGCAGGCGCAGGGTCTGGGTTCCTTCTTCCTGCAGCTTCTTACGGTCCTCTTCGCCTTGAACTCGGTAGCCCAGGCGATCCTGCTCGCCCTGAGTCACCCTTGAGAGACGATCCTGCTCGCCTTCTGTGACCTTAAGCCTGCGGGCTTCATTGCCCTGTACGCCAATCAGATCCCGAGCGAGGCCGGCTTCCTGAGCCATCAGCTTCGAGGTGTTGCCCGTGCGTAGATTCTCAAGCCCTCCCTGGTACTTCCCGAGACTCCCCAGGAACGCGTCGTTGTACTGCACTGCGAGGCCCATATTGGCCCCTGTCGCGAACGTGTCCGCCAAATGGCCGGCAACCATCCCCCCGATGGTTTCGTTATCGGCGTATTTGTTCCCCAGATCGACCAGATTGCCGATGCCCTCGTTGTACAGGTTCCCAGGGACCGTCTGGAAGTTATATGTCGGGCGGGGAGCTGACTGAACCTGAGTCGGCTGGGCAGTAGTGGTCGTTGTAGCCGCGCTGGGCTGCTCGTTCTTTCCTGAATTCTTACCTTTGCCTTTCTTCTTGTTTACGCCAGCGGCTTTGTCCTTGGCCGTATTCAACACGGTCGAAGCTTTCTGCTTCGTGGCTGGCGTAGTCGCCCGCGTCGACGGCTGAGTCGTTGTACGGACTTGTGCCTTTGCCTTGGCTGCTTTTGCTGCTGGACTTGCCATCGTTCTAGATCCTATTAGGGATTACGCAAACAGAGCGGCCCCACCAAGAGCCAAGTTAGTGATCAGATTCAAGATATTGGCCGTGTTCTGCTGCCCCATTTGCTTCTCAGCTAGAGCGTTCACCTGGTCGTAGTACTGCTTATCGGAATCCAGAATCATCCGCAGGCGATCTGTGGTGCTCGCGTCTAGCGCCCGTTCGTGACCGTAGTTGGCGCCCAGCAGCGAGCTCTGAGCGCCAACATTGGCGGCCAGCTTCTTGCCATACGCAGTGGTATCGATATCCGTTTTCTGCTGAAGCACTGGGATTTGTGCTTTTGCAAAATCCAGGGTTACAGCGTTATCCCTAGCTCTTGCAGCCGTCTGTGCTGCGGTCTGTTGCTCGAAATTGTCGATGGACTGACTCGTCGTGCTCGGTATGCTTGAGCTACTTTGACCACGCTTTGCCTGGTCGGCCTGGAATTGCTGCCAAAGCTTGTCTTTCTGAGGGTCTGCGTATCCGATCGTGCCGTCTGCCTTGACCCCTGCACCCATGGCTTTGAGCTTTTCGCTCAGCTGCTTTTTCAGGAGCTCATCTACTGCGTTAGCCATTATTTGGCACCTGCCTGCTGGAGGAACTTCTCGAATAACTCCATGTTACTGGCTGTATTCGCTACGTCTGTTAGCGAGGCAGGTTGTGGAGCTGCATACGTCGGTGTTGCCTGGAATAAGGCACTCGCATTCACGCCACTCCCCGCTGCATCCATGGATGGCAGCGGGCCAATTCCTTTCAACGCAGCAACCAGGCCGCCCGTGGATCCGGCCATGCGAGTGCCGCGGCTCTGACTAAGCGCATCTTCCGCTTGGGCGACTCCCAACAAGGTGTCGTAAGAATTGCGCTTCTTGGGTACCACGAGGGACGCGGCTTGCACGCCTGCACCGCCTACCAGGTTTGCCAGGTTGGCGATCCGATTGCGCTTATCCGCCAGGGCATCGCGCTCGCGGTAGTAGTCGTACTGAGCCTCATCTCGTTTGTTTGACGCATATTCGCCCAGCGCCTCTCTGGCGAATTGCATCTCTTGCTTGTACTTCTCTAACGGAATCTTTGCCAGTAGTTCGCTGAAGCGATCCTCCTTGACATTCTCGAACCCTGGCACAGGGTCTACCTGCCTAAAACCGGCCGCGTAATTACCGGCTGTATTCGGCGAGAAGAGCGCAAACATCAGCTGAACAATGCTTGTGTTAAGAGGGCCTGCTGGACCTGAGCGTTCTGCTGCGCATTCAAGGCGGCAGTGTTCATGGTGTTCGCGAAGTTGTAGTCGCGGTTCACCGCTGCCTGCATCTTCAGCCGCTCGAAATCATCCGCCTGCTTGAGTTTGGCGATCTCGGCCATGATCGGGATTTGGCTCTTGAGCTTCTCGTTTTCAAGCTCTGCTTGCATCCGGGCCTGCCGCGCTTGTCGCCGCAGCTCGGCATCTTGAGGATCCTCGTTGGTTACCAGTCCGTAGAGGCCGCTCATGATCCCTTTGCCTGCAGCGCCACCGCCTGTCGCACCAAGAATCCCGCCAACTACGCCCCCAATCGGGCCGCCCATAAATGTCCCCGCGGCGGCACCTGCTAGGCCGCCACCCAGATTTCCGCCTGTTACTCCGAGAGCTTCCGCGATGTTCTTGCTCAGTGGATCGTCCTGGTCAGCCAGTTCTGCAGCACCCGCCAGCAGAGCAAGCAACCCGCCCGCGCCGGCAAGTTTGAACTTGTTGTTCTTGACGACGTTATTCAATCCCTCTATGAATTGACTGCTCCCCGCGGCTCGCCCACCTTTGCCCAGGGCGGGCGCACTTGAAGCGGCATCGATCACGACCTCAACCGGGGAAACTGGGATTGCTTGATCCCGCTGCGTCTGACGACGTCGCTGCTCACCCTGCATATATCTCTGGGTAGGAGTCACTTCAGCGCGTATCCACGATCCTTCGATTCTAAAAGGCTTCAATCCTGCATATAGCTGAGCTTCTCGGGCTCGACCCAAGGCACTTTGTCCGCGACGTTCTCGATTGTCATGCCCAGCTTCGGGCACTCAACGAACTTCGGCGCATCAGGCCTGCTATCTAGGCACCGCGTACACGCATGCACGTAGTCAGCATTGACGCGACGATCCGGTCTTTCGCGCCACTTGCCGTTCACTTTCTCGTAGCGCTCAGCGTCATAGGGGACCTGATACTGCTCTGTATAGGACCAGACATCTTCATGGCTCCAGTCCCTCAGAGGGAATAGCAGTGAAGCTTCTTGCGGAAGCACTCGGGCTTCAACCCTCGTTCCCGCGTCACCGCCAAGCACCTGGTCCGTGTCGCAACCCTTGTGGCCTATCCATATCGCATCAAAGTGCGGCATCACCAAACCGCGTTGCTTCGGGCGCCTCAGGATATCCAGGGTGCACACCCATGGGAGATCTTCGACTGGCTCGACAATCCCCGTCGGGCAGGTCAGGCGAGTCCTGTTGAAGGCGTAGACATTTTGTACTTCGTACTCATCATCGGTCTGCTGCATCGCCGAGCACTCTGGGTGCCAGGTGTGGACCAGCAGTTCCCACTCGCGAATAATCCGCTCTTGAAACTCGTACTTCCGCGGCTGCCATGGCTCACGGAAGAACACCACTTCGGGACTTAACCCAACCTGTCGCAGCAGATGCAACAGCACCATGCTGTCCTTCCCGCCAGACCAGCACAGCAGCGTCTTCGGGAATCTTTCGGCTGCGGCGGCTATGCGATTTCGCGTTTCTTCGTACAGCGAATTCAAATCAGAGCGCCGGCCACCGCTCCACCGATGCTACCTACTGCTCCAATAATTGACCCCGTTCTTGATGCGCCGGCCTGCGCGGAAGCGGCTGCTCGCTGCGCAGCGGCCATATCTTCTGCTGCCTTCACGCTTGCCCATGAGTCCAGCGCCCCTCGTGCAAGACCTTGCTCTGCTGCATGCTCCTGCATCGCTCCGCCAAGGATCTGCTCTGTACCGGAGCTATCGAATACCCCCTCGCCGGGCAGCTCGGGAGTCGCTTCGTAATCCTTTCGCGCGCGGTACGCGCGGGAGCTATCCAGGAAATTGCCGCCATCCAGGAACGACGACGCGAATGGACTACTTGAGTCGTCGTCGCTGTTCAGGAAATCCGACTTAAAGCTGCCTGCCTTGAATGCCATGACGAGGTTCCTTGTTGTTGGCTCACCAGCCGGTAAGGCCCCAGCCACTACTGGGCGCCTTTGCCCAGCTCCCCGAAAAGTCCGTTACTCCAGATGTCCAGCTACCGGGGACTTGTGCTGAACCATTCCAGAGGTTCTTATTACTCCAATCAATACCGGAGTTCCCCTGCCCCCACGCGGATCCGTCCGCGAAAGATCCCACGCTGGAGGCGGATCCGGAATAGCTCGGGGCTTTAGCGCTATTCGCCGCATTCATTTTGCCAAGGCCGCCGATTACACCGCTTGCCAGGCCGCTAACACCACCCATGATCCCTCCGAACATCGTGGCGTTCGCCATCTGCTCTCCTGCAAAGCGCGTTGCGTCGGCTCCCGCTTCTGCGGCTTTAATCTTGCTGCGAGCCGCTAGCGCCGAGCCCGCCATGTTCATCTCGTCTTGATAATTACTCAGTGCCAGTCCGCCGATCGTCTCTCCGACGTTGGACTTAAACCGGCCAAAGCCGCCAATTGGGGCAACCACTGATTACACCTCTTCCAGAGACTCTTCTTGAGGCGCGGTGCCTTTCATGGCCCTGCGCAGTGATTCTAAAACGTGCCCAGCCAGGGCCGTTCCGGTCAATGCGCCAGAGCTATTCACCAAGACGCTCTTGGCAACCTGACGCTCGTTGGCATCAACTTGATCGCGGTACGCCTTGTGAGCGGCCTCGTATTCCGGGCGAAGGACTTCCGCCTTCTTGCTGCTCTTTGTTACGCGAGTCAGTCCCCTCTTCACGCGCTCCTCTTGTTCAAGAAACTCTCTCTTGAGGTTTTCATATTCCAGGCCCTTGCGCTGCGCCTGCTCGTACCCTCCGGCCGAGGCGACCTTCTGCGCTCCGACCTTCATGCCGCGACGTGCGCCAATGACCGCTGCGACTGCCGGGAGAACGCCGGTAGCCAGAGGGATGCTCTTGCCCATGAACGTCACTTCCGGACCATGGATGCCTTCCATGGTGGCTTTGATCGGCAAGCTGTTCCCGAATAAGTACGACTTGTACTCGTCGTATTCCTGCTTCGAGACATCAGGCCGTTCTTTGACGAACTCCTCGTAGGGCAGCAGTGCGCCGCTGCGGCCCAAGAAATATCGGCTGCCCAACTCGCCGATCGGATCGGTCGTCTGCCGGGGATCCACCTCGCTAGGAAGCACCGCCTTGTATCCCGCTTCGCGGCCAAAGTTGCCAATGCCCATCGACATCGCAATCCACGCGGGGGCCAATGCCGCCATGCGAGGCGCCCTACGGGTGATTAGCGGTACGTCCTCGCCAATGAACTTCCCCTGCCCGGTCTCTTGCTTGAACTTCTGGCCCGCCTGGTGCATTCCGTGCAGCATCGCGACCGTCGTGATCGCTTGCGGGGCATTCAGAAACCACCAGATATTGCGCAGGCCATCCGTGACAAAATCGTTCGCGGCAACACCGGCCACCTGAGCCGCCTTGACCCGGTAGTTGCCAGTTCCCGCGTCGATTTCTTCCGGGCCGTCCAGGCTCGGCAGCTTGCCTAGCTCAACGGTGTAACGGCGCAGCTCAGGGTCGTTAGCTCTCGCCTCTTGGTAAAACTTCGTTTCTTGGTCGCTATAGCCGCCAAGGCGCACGCCGCTTACGGTGTCTCGCGCCTTCCCTGCGGGCAGCATGTCTGCTAAAGCCTTGCCCCACTGGGTATCACCTACCGACTGCGGCAACGCCTGACGTGCGACACCAAGCAGCGGAGACGAGGCCAGCATCCCGCGGATTGGCGCCACCTCGTAGCCATCACTGCCAGCCAGCCGCGCTAGATGCTGCTGGTACTCCTTCGAGCTCGAGTTGAAGGCCTGCTGAAAGACCCGCCCAAGGTCATCCCAGGTCGGCTCACTCGGGTAGCTAGGAGACATACTGACCTCCGATGATCTGCCTCGGCTGACCGGAGCCGAGGGCCATACCGCCAGTGCCGAGAGCGCCTGAGGTCAACAGCGCTGCAAGGGCCAGATTCATGTCCTCTTCGCTGTCTTGAGCTTCCGCCTCGGACCGCTTGCCACCCTGCTGCTGATTGACGTATTCGTCTAGCTGCGAGTTGTAGAACGCACGCGGCACAAAAAACTGGAGGGGCAAAGCAGCCACGTCTCCGATATTCATGCCCATGTCGGTCATTTCCCTGGCGTACTGCCTCGGGCTTACGCCTTCCGGGAGGGGCTTGGTATCGAGGTTGTTCAATCGACGCGCAGCCATATTGCGGGCGACACCTCGACCCGCCAAGTTCCCGAGGAGCGACAGGCCGACACTGGTTGCCAACTCCTCGCCGGCCGCCAACGCCCTGGCTCCCCCTTCGGTCCCGTCAGGCAGGCTCGAAGCAACCAATCCCGCTCCCAGCAGCTCCGGGCCAAAGCGCAGTGCGAGCGATGCGTAATCCTTGCCGGACTTTGCCGGGAAAATATCCTTCAGCGCTCGTGTCAGCGCGGGTATGCCTGCGGCAAAACGAAGTCCCATGGTTACACGTACCCAGCGTCAGGACCGTAAGGACCGTTTGAGAAATACTGAGCCCACTTTCCGACCGCTGCCTGACCATCCGGCTCTTGAATCATTGAGCCAAATTGGCCATTCATACCGAGGCTCCCAGCGATCAGATCACCAGCAAACCGCCCTGACGGCCGCTTCACGGGACTACCAGCTTCAAAGCCCAGGCCACCGGCGATATTCTCTTCTTGATCCTGCTTACTGCGGATCGCTAGATCGAAAATTCGACCCTGCGTATCAGCATCTTCTGGGATCCTATAAGCCACGCCAGCCGCTATAGGTTTTCAACATCCTAGCGATGACGCGGCTTTCTATTCCTCTCAATCAATGATTAACGGGTGGGATCGTATCCAGGGGTCGGTGCCGGCACAGGCGAAGGTGCAGGCGTTGACGTCCCCGTCTGCGGCTTGCTTGCGCCAGAGGTCAACATTGGCTTGCGAGGGCGAGGCTTAGTTTCCGGCCCGGGGGCGCGACCGGGGCGCGGACGGCTTGCCATTTCGTTCGCCTTGGCTGCTGCCTTGGTGGCATTCTTTTGCTTGGCTTTTTCCTTCCCGGCTCGTACGACCGATTTCTTGCGAGCTTCGGTCTCCTGCTTCTTTTGGTTGCTCTGTTCGCCGCTCACACTCACACGGCCACCACCGCCCGACTTTGGCGCCTTAGGTGCAGCTTTGCCCTTTCGATACGCGGCGACCTTGGCGACAGCGCTCTTGGCCTGCTTGCTAGCTCTCTTCATTGTTGTATGAGGTTGGCCGCCTATTTGGCGATGACGTTCTTGTAAAAGTTCGCCTTCTTAACCATCTTAGAGCTGTATTCAGCCTTGTTCCCAAGCACCTGCTCGGCGAATGCTTTACGCCCCTCTGGTGTATCCGCGTGCCCTGCTTTGGTCGCAGCAGCCGTGAAGGTGCCGCCGGTTCCGCCCTTGCTTGCCGGCTTGCTCATCTTTTTGAAGGCCTGGGTCAAACCCTTGGCCTTCTCGCGTTTTTCTTGGCTCATCGGCCCATGACGCCCAGCAAGCGGCGCCGTGCCATTGCCGCACCTTTGTTGATCGGCTCTGATGGGTATTGACCAGGTGCAACAGCATTCAGGCTGGAGTCCGGCGCTGCTTTGCTGCGCTGAGCGATCCTGTTAGCCAAGAGCGCCATCGCCCGCTCTTGCGACTCACTGCCCACCTCGCTGCCAAGGGCGTTTGCCATGTCGTTGAACGTAGCGCCAGCAGGGATTCCGGGGACCGGAGCGGTGCCCTCCGGCGATGGCCGGTATGCCATGCGCAAACGATCAGCTGCTACTGGGTCAACGCCGCGAGTTCCAACCTGTACGACATCCATGGCCGGCGCCGCGTACGCGTCAATCTGAGGCAGCAGGCCCGAATCACTGGTGGCGCGGGGCAGCTTCACGGACCCCATCGGCTGACCAGCGCTTTCATCGGCCAGTACTCGCTGAACAATGAAAGCGGCCTGATCGCGATCACCACCGGTGTAGCGCGTGGCGTAGTCCACGTACGACTCGACAGGGTCTACGGGACGCTCCGGCTCCGCCAGCACCTGTTGATACCCGCTGCGCTTGCGAAGGGTTTCAGCCCGATCCAGGTGGTCCTGGAATTCCGTCTCGTCCATGCCGCTGGACTGCAGCATCTCGATCAGCTGAGAGGCTTCGTCAGCGTCGAACGTCCGTGGCGCGTCCTCCACCAGGCCTGCGGTGGCCGGCTCTGGGAACAGATCCACGCGACGCCCACCACTGATCTCCCGCTTCGCCTGCTCAAGCATCTCTGCGGCGTAGCTGCCGGGGGCGAACAGCGGCCTGCCGGGGTCATTAGCCGGAACGGTCCGTGTGATCGTCCGGCCGCTCTCTCCAGGCAGCGGGATTTCCACCGTGGTCATCTCAGCAGCGGCGCGCAGCGTTGTATTGGCATCCACCTGGAAGCGCGCACCGAATTGCGCGGCTGCATCGAGCGCTTCAGCAGGGGTCAGCGGGCGCGGCGCCTCCTGCAAGAAGGCCCGCAACTGCTTGCCAGCCGCAACCGCGCGAGTATCAGGCGCGTTGAGGTCGCCACTGCGGCGAGGATTGATGTTCGAGTACAGGCTCTCGACGGTTCCCCGCATGGGGGTCTGCACGCCGTACACCTCGGAGCCCTTGGCGACGGGCATTTCCCCGGAAAGCGCTGCTTCGGCGAGGATGTCGCGCAGGGCATTGCGATTTTCGGGCGGAATCTCCGCCGACAGGTTGCCTAATGCGCGGAAAAACTCTGTCTGGTCTACCTCTCCGTACTTTTTCTCCATGGTTCGCCGAATTCCGGCGTCATCGACCAGAGGAGCAAGCGTGATATCGCCGCGCACCCCCTTGCGCCGCCGCGAACTCACACCTTCAGAGGCTGTGCGCGCGAATTCACGCGCTTCTGCGTAGTCGCGGTTGACCGGAGAGCCCACACGGAAGAGCTTGTCGGTCTCATTGGTGACGCCATCGAGCACGTTTCCAGGCTCTGGAACCTGGCGCGTCCCTGACAGCACCTCCGTGTCGTACACCGGCAGCACTTCTTCGCCGTATTTCACCCCGTCCTTGGTGCGCCGCACGGTCGATTTGGTCAAATATCCAATCAATGAGTCCTTAGATCCTGTTGCCGCTGCTGCAACCTGACGGGCCGTGTACTCAGCCTTCGATAGTCGCCTGAATCGACCTTCTTGCTCTGCCTGCAGCAGAGCATTACGGCCGATGACCGGCGTTTTGTTCTCTTCGTTGATGCGATTGATGACCTCTTTCAGGCGAATTTCTTTCT